TGATGCAGACGCACAAAGTTTTTTTACTGCAAATAGCACGTTAACAGATGTAACACAAAAGAATGCTATTAATCAATTCTACGTTGATTTAAAAGCAAATTCTTTGTATAGCAAAATGAGAGCAATGTATTTCATGTTTTTAGGTGATGCAACAAAGAACAGTTATAACGGAGTTAATCCAGCAGCTTATCAATTATCATTTTCTAGTGGTTGGACTCATTCGTCTAGTGGTGCAACTCCAAACGGAACAAGTGCCTATGCAAGTACAGGAATTAAAGTAAGTGATTTTACAACTTCTTCAATTGGTATGGGTGTTTATCTACGTACTAATACAGATGGTTTATTTTGTGATATAGGGACAATAGATAGTTTAAGATTTCAATTGTTATCTAGTTTTATAGGTTATCATTATTGTGCTTTACCTGATGTAAATGTACTTCAAAACGGAGTTGCTGCAAATAGTTTAGGTTTATTGTCTTTGAATAGATACTCAACTTCAAACAGAAAGACATATCAAAAAGGTATTTTAAAACATACTGCAACTGAATCAATGAGTTCTACTCCATCTAATTATGATTTTAAAATAGGTGCTTCTGGTGGTTCTTCTATTACATGGTATTCGCCTAGACAAAACGCATTCACTTGTTTTAAAAATGCTATGTCTGATACTGATGAAGCTAATCTAAATACTTGTGTTAACACATTAATGACAACTTTAGGAATAAATGTATAATGAACGGAATTAAACTTACACTAGAACAAAAGAACGCTATTCAAGGTGTTTGCTTTAATGAAAATACTTTTTTTAATTGTGTTCAAGATATTAACAACGATTGGTTTTTATTTTTAAGCGAATCTGATAAATCGGAATTAATTAATACTGAATTTAGTTATTTACTTTTATTAGCTGAAGTTGAATACATACCGCCAATAATAGAAAATCCTTTTATCTAATGAATGCAGAAGATTACATAAAACTATTTATCGGTTTAGTTGTAGCCGTAATAGGTTACTTTGTTAAGGACTTAATTAAGCAATTAAAAGACCTAGAGATAAATGTCGATTCTAAAAGCTCAAAGTTTCATGATACTGTAACGGTATTAAAAAGCAAAGTTACTGCATTAGAACAAGCCCACGACACTAAATTCGATAACCTAGAAAAGATAATCGATTTAAAGTTTACACAACAAAATCAAAACATTGAAGAGTTGAAAAGTGCAGTTCGACACGCTGAAAGAACTATTAACAATAACGCTACCGCTTTTGTTGACCTACTTAAAGAATTAAAAAAAAATAACATAAATCTATAACTATGAAATTAATTGACAATATTAAAGCAAAAACACCTAGAAAACATAAGATAGCTGGTAAAATTGCAACTGTTTTAAGTGTTGCATCATTAACAATTGCAGAAAGTGGAATAGTTGACAATAGACCATTGATTAAAATAGGCTTACAAACAGTATCAGCTATATTTGGAACACAAGCATTATTTCACGCTCAAAAGACTTTAAGATAATGATTGAACTAGTTGCAGTATTTTTGATTTTAACGACTGCTATGATACTTAAAAATAAAGATAATGGAGAGAATCAGTAAACATATAACATTTAAAGAAGCTACATTTTCGGCAACTGCTCAAAGGTTAGGCATTAAAAATCAACCTACTTTAGAACATTTAAAAGCTATGATAACAGTAGCGGAAAAATGTTTTGAGCCTTTACGAGAATGGTACGGTAAACCACTACGAATAAATAGTTTTTACAGAGGTAAAGACCTTAATAAAGCAGTTAAAGGTAGTTTAACAAGCCAACATTGTAAAGGCGAAGCTATTGATATTGACGCTGGAAGCATATCAGAAAATAAAAAGATTCATGATTGGATAAAAGATAACCTTGAATTTACACAATTAATTAATGAATTCGGGTTTCAATGGATTCACGTTTCTTATGACCCAAAGAATTTAAAAAAACAATGCTTAATAATTAAATAATAACTATCTTTACAACGCATATTTTCTATTTTAGTTTTAAGAGTGTAAAGAAATTTACACTTTTTTTATTAAATATAGTTTGTAATTAACTAAAATTAGTTACATTTGCATAAACTAATAATAAGAAATATGAACAATTTAGAATTATGGCACAAAGTCGAAAAGACTAATCCAAAGTACACAAAGAAAGCAAACGTAAGAGGTAATAATATTACTTCAATTGCACCACAGTTTCAAATAATGAATGTTACAGAGCAGTTCGGAGTTTATGGAGAGAAATGGGGTTTTAAAGAAATTAATTTAGATTATACGCTTTCTGTTAGTCATGGTTTAGTTATTTTCAAAGCAGTATTCTTTTTTCCTAAAGGAGAATTTCCAATTGTAAACGCTATTAGTTTATTTATGGATAACGCAAAAACTAAAATAGATGATAATTTTGCTAACCAAAGATACTTGGATGAAGTTACTAAAGAATTTACACCAAAAGAATCAATTGATAACACTAGATTCGAGAAAGCATTAGAAAAAATCAAAGACGGAAGCTACACAGTTGAGAAACTTAAAGCAACTTTTGAATTAACTGAATTACAGAATAAATCATTGATGCTATTGTAATGTCGTATAACGTTTTGCGGATAACCGAAACGGCTACTAAACACAGTACGTTTCAAGCCGTTTTGGATATGCGCTGTTAGGTGCAGTATTTTTTAACAATGTAAAATTAAAATTATGAAAATATTATTCGATAAACTTAAAAACAAACAAGTTGATAAAGATTTTTGGATTGATAACGAAGGAAGTATTTGGATTAATTCAAACCCTTACGGAGTAAATATGAATAGTTCAGTTTCTATTATGAGAGTGAATGAAAGTCAATATGAATTAAGAGATTTTATTTGTCCTAATACACATTGTAATGATGGTATTGTAGGTGTTGAATTTGGCGAAGAACAATATTGTCATATTTGCAGAGATTTATATGAAACAACAATTAGTATTGTTAGTCGGGTGTGAACTTCATATTGCACCTAACGTTTTGCAACTACGCTTAACGGCTCTCGAATCAGTACGTTTCAAGCCGTTGAGTGTAGATGCTGTTAGATGCAGTATTTTTTAACAATATAAATAATAATTATGAAAAAAGGTAAAATACATTTAGGGGTAACACCAAATTATGATTTGTCAGGAAAATTAGTTAGTTATGTCAATTTTAATAATACGATTCAAGAAATTTCTATAA